TATCTCAGTTGTCCTACCTAAACTAAATCCTGCTTCAGTCTCTAATCTAGAGATAGGTACATTTAAACTTCGGAACAGTTTTCTTTGGAAGTATATAATATCTTCTATTTCACCTAGATTTTGTCCGCCAGGTAAGGTGGTAATCTCTGTTCCTCTTCCACCTTCTCTTCTCGGCAACCAGAAATCTTCCAACATACTCATATGTTTTCTGTCATCTCTGACTTCACCTGTATCTGCATTGTATACTAGTTTATTCTTGTACCTAGTCATAGTATCTGCAAGATACTGTTCTGCTTTTGCCTTTGGAAGGTTTCCTACATCTATATAGAAAATCCTTCTTTCTGGTGCCCTTGATATCCTATAGATAACAAGTGCATCTTCCATCATTCTTAATTGGTTAGCAGACTTTAATCCTTTATGCATATAACCAATGATGTTTCGTCTATGTGCATCCATCATTCCAGATGTAGTATAAACGATTGCATCTGGTGATATCATTAATGTCTGACCACCTTGACCAAGAGTTTGATTCTTTTCAAATCCACCTTGATTATAAGTATAGAATTCTTTTACTTTATGTATAACTTCTATACCTTTTGCATTCTTTCTTTTTTCAACTTCCCTAACCTTTTTCATTTGAATAGGGTCTATCATTCTTAACCCAACAATACCTTTTTTAGGTTTCTTTGGGTCGACAAGTAAATGGAAGTACATTCTTCCATCTACATACCATTTTCTAAATATATCAGATGAGGTCTGATTAAATCTCATAAGTCTTAAGACTTCTAAAAACTCATCCCTCACCTTAGATTTAATTGAATCTGAAAGTTTAGTTGCATCTAGATTGATACCAACCTGTGCATCTAAATCATTAGAAGAAATTGCTTCTTGAACGATATCGTCAATTGCCATATCAACCTCTGGTATCAATGACATTTGTCGGTATCTTAGAATTAAATCTTGTTCAGACTTAACTCCACCTTCCATGTCAAGGAATGTCCCTTGGGCCATTCCCCCACCCATTGCATAACCACCCTGCCCGATTTCAACAATCTGAGCACCATCGTCATTAATAGGTGCAACAAAGGATGGTGCTTTTTCCTCTGCGTCTTTCCTCTTTATTTCAAATCCAAATATTTCCATAATATATATTTATAACACTTAAGAAAGGAACTCTAATTAAAGAGTTCTTTCCCAGTGTGAATAACTAAATGTCACATCAAAAGTCTGTAGCTCATCAGAAGTATCGTATGATAAATCTATATTGTTTAAAGTTTGAGGATACATGTTAAACAACTCGTAAGTTGCTATAACACTATCATCTCTGTTTAATTGAGATATAGTTGCTCTTGAAACAAGATAGTCTAAATCTGTTGCACCAATTCCACTATCTAATTCTTGTATTCGTGTCATCCAATTTTCTACTGCTGTTCTTGCAGTAAAGTTTATGTCGTTGATTATTGTGATTGTCCAATCTTCAAAAGTCCTGTCCCCAGCAATTTTTAGTTTATGTCCCCTAAAAGGAACTTCAACTACTGGAAGGGTAGAGCCTGGAATCGCTGCAGTTTTGCACATAAATTCTATGTTCTCACCCATATCTGGGATAAAGACTTTAAATCTGTTGGAACGAACTCCACCAGCAATCAACTGTGATTTAAATTCATCTATAGTTGCCATGTCTTACTCCTTAATTTCCATACTGGGTATTAGTAGCACCATATACTTCTTCAAATTCTACACCAGACCTAGCTGCAACAAAGTTTAGTGTGATGAAGTTGATACTTCTATTAGGTTTAACAAAAATTGACGCTTGGAATTGATTTGCATCCACCACTGATTGTGGGTTGTTTGTTTCATCACAAACAACTTGGAAATCAACAACTCCTCGTCTTCCCTTAACTTGTCTTAAGAAAGGTTCAATCGTTGCTCTAAATTGAGCTCTTGTAAATGCATCGTTAAATTCAAATAATTGGAATTTAGCTGCAGTACTGATTGCTTTCTCCATGACAATAAATAATCTTCTAACATTAATTCTATCAAATGCACTTGCATTTGAAAGAAGAGTTTTATCTCCAAATAGAACAGTTCCCATTCCAGCGAATGTCACTATTGGATTAACTCTCTTCTTATATAGTGCATCTCTCTCAGCTTGATTTGGATTGAAAGACAATTTGGTAATACCCATAAATTGTCCTCTATTCATACCAGCTGGTGAGAACCATGCATCTCTTTGTTGGTCTGTTCTTGCCATAATACCTGCTGTGTGTGAACATGCTGGTACATAACAATAATTATCAGTATGTTTATCATATTGATAACACCATGCAGAGTCTAATACTGCATAAGAACTAGAGGTTAATGTTTCTGCAAAAGATACAATTGCTTGACTTGATGTTGCATTATCAACACAATCTGACCTTCTTGGTGAAATGACTGCCATACAGTCTTTTCTTCCATCACAAATTGCGATTAGATTGTTTGCTTGTGTTGTTGCTTCTGCAAGTGTATTTACATCTGTATTACTAGAACCATTGTCTCCATTAAGAGGCCCAGAGATTAAAAAGTCAACATCTTGTGTTTCTGCATCACCCAAATAAGTTGAATATGCAGTTTGTTTTTGTCCAGATGTTAAATTACTTCCTTCTGTTCCATCGTCTAATGATTCTGTTATTGGTAATGCATGCGTGTCGAATGCAGTACCAGCTGCAGCAAAAGTGCTACCAGCTTCTGATGTGTTTGAATTGTGGTTTGTCCAGAAGATGTAGTCGGAGTTATATCTGATTTTATCAACATAGTAGTTTGAATTACCTTCTGGGTCTTTAGCATTAGATGCCATTGAAAGACCTTCGTATAATTCTATTATTTCTCCAACGATTCCAGTTATTTGACCATCTTCGTCTTGTACTACTACATGTATTTCATCTAAAGAACTTGAGTTTGCAAGAGCATCTGGACTTGAGCCAGGTGCTTTCGTAAAGTTCTTAGCAAATTCCCATTCTCTATAAATATTTGTTGAATTGCCAGGCACAGTCTGTAAACCAGAAGTACCATCTGACTCTAAAGCAAATGTTATAGTATTAGAAGAGATTGCAGATATTTTATACCTGTCTGTATGGTTCGCAAAGGTGATTATATCACCAACTACAAACGCAGCACCAGCAGTCACATCTATAGATGTATGATTAATACTCATAGTTGTATCCGCAGTTGTTGTTGCCGCTGCTTTAGAGAATGCATCCGCACTCGCACAGACCGATATTCTTAAACTATTACCTAAACTACCAACGCATCTCGCTGCAAAGTGACCAGCACTAGAGGCCGCACTACCAGTGTGGTAGTTTGACTCATAGTAGTGAGTTGCATTTTTAATTAGTATACCAGCTGAACCAGTTGTTGCATTTAACATTCCTGTTCCTAATGCACGAACAACTTTTAAGTTATTTCCATATCTTAAGAAGTTTGCAGCTGAGTAGAAGTGTTCCTTTTTCATAGTTTCCTTAAGGTAAGTGTCATCACCTGTAGGTTTACCAAAAACACTAACTAATTGTTTTTCAGAACTAATAGTTCTAACTTCATCAACTGGGCCCCAACTAAACATTCCCGCATAACCACCAATAGATGATGATACTGCTGGAACAACATTTGTCACATCGATTTCTCTTACCTGTACGCCAGGTGATACTTGAAATGCCATTTTAGTTTTCTCCCATAAAAAGTTTATTTCTAATAACAAACCATATCGTTTGATTTGTATTAGTATTTAGTATTTCTTTGATTTTAAAAAGTTCCATAATCCTTATCTTCTGGTTTTTCTACTGTCCAAACATCTCCACCTTCAACGAAAGTCTCCTGTCTAGTATAAGTATTTCCATCCATTATTCCTATTGGAACTATATCTTGTTCTATTTCTTTCTGTTTTTCTGCATATAACATAGACTTTAAGTCTGCATTTGATATGTCTTTAAACAGTGGTGTTGCAACAAACCATGCAAATAGTACACAATTCATTACCATATCATCATGACATCCACCATCTGCCTGCCATGATTGTCCTTTTGATACGAAAGTTGCAAAC